ATTGGCTTGCCACCAGCTTCACGCTTCATCGCATTCCACGCAAGGAAGAGAAGATCAGAGATTCCAATCTTCTCCTGCGCTTGCGAGATGGTGCTGCCTGTCTTTTGTTCCCACTTAGCCCACTCTGGCGGCTGAGCCGTGTATGTGCCGAACTCGCCGGAGGTGTATTCGATGGTAATTGGTAGTCTCATTATGTGCTCCCGTTTCTCTTTCGATTAGCTGATTGTTAAGACTGGTGTTGAAGCGCAGAGCATTGACCATGAGTCAGTCTGTGCATCTGGAGCAGTGCCGCCAGCAGTTGGAGCCACTGGGAAAGCAGTGCCAGCGAATGATGCGCCGGTAGCTGATACGAGTGTGAATGCAAGTGCAGTGTTAGGAGCCGAAGTGAACGCAGTCCACATAGCTTCAAAGAGTGATGATGTTGCGCCCCAGTCTGCAAGAAGCTCAATGTTGAGTGTCCATTGATCATCAATGTGCTTATAGGCTTTTCCATCAAGTGTCTGATAAGTCGTAATGACTGGTGCATTGACTAAAGTGACGGCAGTTGTCTGCGCGTCATAGTTTACAGTCGCAAGCGTGAAGGTTATGTCGCGACCGGTGACGATTGTTGTTGGCATTTCTTTGTCTCCTTAGATTGTCTCTTGTGTGTAGTAAGTGCTGACCGCGAGATCCGCCACTAGTAGGTTGGTCGCGCCGACCTGTTGGATTGTCGGACGTTGCACGTCTCCGACTTCATATCCGCCTGGCATCGCTGCGATGATGCTGATGATAAGCTGCTCAAGATTGTCCAATGCTCCGGCCGTGTTGTTATAGGCAACGGCCGCAGTGACGACGAAGTTAATCTTCACACGCACCGCAGACTTGCCGATTGTTGTCGTTTCTAAATAGGGCGAATCTGGAACGATTACGCAAGCCGGCGGAATGACTGCCTCTGGTGGTGAGCTATACACAGAAGCCACGACGCCAGAGAGTGCAGTCGCAAGAGTGCCGCGAACATTGGTCGCGATTGATGTAGGCGTAGGCATCACATAGCCATCGTTGAGACGTCGATGTAATTACCTAATAAACCTATGACGCGATTTTGCAGTGATCGTCCCATTCGATACGGCGATGGCTGAAAATCTACGCCTTCAATCTGACCACCTGGAGCGACCACGCTCTGGAATATCTCAACGCTGACGATTGTGACCGCCGTCTCGACTGCGTCGGTATTCGCATAGAGCGTGGCCGCGTCTGCCCCAGATAGGTAAGCAACTCCGCCAGGAATTACTGGACGGAAATCAATGTCTGCATTGGTAAGCGCGCAAGTAAAATAGAAATATGGAGCCGGATATGCGAAAGGTAAATATGGGAATGGATCATAGTAATTCGATGTGACTGTCTTTGTTCCGTTAAATGTTGATGGAACGCAACCTGTAATCACGACACTTTGACCGGCCACGAATGTGTTGGGCTTCTGTGTTATGTAATAGGCGACATTATTTTGAAGATATACGGCGGCGACTGCATTTTGATTGGCAGTCAATAGCGGCAGAATTACCTGCTCGGCTGAATCGATAATTCCTTCAAGATAAGCATCAGAATAAAGAGAAACAGAGACGCCGAGCACTGTCCTAAGACTGGCGACTGTAATAATTGCTGGCATCTCTGTTCCCTTTCGTGAGCTGCTGGGCTAGATACGGGAGCGCACCTAGCCCATGATTAGTTTGCTTAGGTTAGGTTAAAGCGACGAAGTCCGCCTGCAAAGACGGCCTGTGCTGCGATATAACCGTAAAGCATGATTTCAACCTCGCCTGTTGTTGGCACGTTTGTGGCCAATGAAAGCGCAGGAGATTCAAAAATCTCGATTGAACGTGGCTCGATGATGAATGCTGATTCATCGATTGATGTTGCGACCATGTTGGCATCGACGTAGTAATCAAGTCCAAGTACGTTTCCGCGAATACTTGTTGGATTAGCAGTTCCGCCTGGATTCATTTGCATTGGCTGAGCGTTATAGATTGGACGCCCAGTGGTATCCGTTGCGCCGAGAAGCGTGCTCCAAATGGACGTTCCTGACACGAATGCAGTAGCTGTTCGCTTTGTTGCATTGTAAACGGCTGGTGATTCTGTTGATACGAATGAAATCAATCCGGCTGAATCTGCTGCTGTTGCAGTCGCTTGAGTACCGCCAGCAGTAATCTGAGCGATTACATATTGATCAGTTGCCTGAGCATAAGCGTCGCGAAGATTTTGAAGCATAATTTCATAAAATGATGGATCTGAACGATCTAGCAGTTCTACTGAGTAACGCTGGAAGCCAGCCTTCTTGATTACTGTCGCATTGACGTAAGCTGAAGTGATTGCAGTCGTTCCAGTTGGATCTCCTCCTTCGGCCACAGTCGCGGCCGTACTGTTAGCCGTGATTTTAGGAATAGACACTGTCATTCCGTACGTGCTCAATGGACGTGTTCCACCGCATGCGTCAATTACTGGACGTAAAGCGTTGGTGTTCTGCGCAACGTCGCGAACATATGACACTGGTGAGAACGCTGGATTTGTTGAGAATGAATCGTCAGCAGCTTTTACATATTGACGAGAATCTTCGTTGCCAAGCGTTGCCTTGATTGAGTGTTCTAAATATGATCCACCAGAAATAATTGGTGAACGTGGTGATGTGAAATAGAGCGGACGAGATGCCTCGGCCTGTACGACTTTGGAAGCCTCAACCGTTTCGGCTGGTGCTTCTGTGACGGTTGGAGTTGTTTCCACTTCGTTTTCTCCTTCGGTAGTTTGTTCTTCTGTTTCCACGACGGATTCAGAATCTTCTGGCTCACTAGCTGCGACCGCCACCTTTGCACTTCTTATGGCTGGCTCTGTTACTAGAGAGACTTCTTTGAGCGCACTTGCGCTAATTACTAGAACGCCATCGACGTTCTTATACTTTTCAGCTAGAACGCCGACACTAAAGCCGTCGCGTAATCCAGTGAATGCTTCTTCTAAAGCATCAGATCCCGCAGTTGTTTTGCCGATAGAAAATGTGGCATAAATACCTTCTTCATCTTCATCATAACTTTTTAAGAATCCGATTGGAGATTCACGACGATGCTCAAGAAGCAATTTTGTTGTATCACTAAAAGTAATTGAGCCAGGCTTGAACATAGTTGATCCGGCTGATGTAGAGCCTTCTTCATTCCAGGTGACGATGCGGCCAGAGATTTCGCGCTTTGGAAAATCTGTCGCCGTGACCTTGATTGAAAAGTCAAGATTCATCGGAGTTGGCTTCATTTCTTTCATCTGATCATTTCCTCTTCTAGTCGGATTTCATCGGAAGTAAGAGCTCCGATGTCGTAGAGAATCTTGTAGACGTCTGCGCGCTCTTTTGCTGATCCGCGCAAGTAATCATCTAAATCGAACTTAACTTCTTGCGATGCTGGCACAAAATCATTAGCCATTCCAGTCATTGACAGACGCTCTTCAATGGCGCACATTATTGGACGAAGTGAGAAATCCAGCAAAGATTGACGCGCAAGTGTGGCGTTTGTGTACGTCATACTAGATCCGGATTCTGCATCGACATAGTAAGCCGGAATGCCCGTGACTCTTGCGAGCTCGGTTGAAACGTACGAACGGGCTTGATTGAGCTGCAATTTCTCTGGGTCGAATCCTAAAGTCTGCAATTCAACGTCAGCATTCAAAAATGCAGTTGAGCGATTGCGACGTGACTGCCCCCAAGATTCGAGAAGCTTTGCGATGCGATCTGCTGGAAGTGCAGTGCCATTAGATTTCAAGACCATTGTTGGAACTGGCTCGCGTGCGTACATAGTTGCAGCGCGTTCTAACTCTGCACCAGCTTTGATTGTGCGACCGGCACGATTGAGAATGCCCTCATCTACGCCGTAAAATACTGCAAGGCTTCCGACGCCTTCGTATGGAACTGGAATCGAATCTACGCAGTAATAATCGATTTCAGTTCCTTGCGCATTAGTTTTAATTGTGACGCGAGTTGGATCAATTCGCTCTGCACTGCGAATGCGATATGTGTCTGCATAAATCTCAAGAATGCGCATGTAACCATATCCGTATAGCAATAAGTCTTCCGCAAGCCAGGCATAGGTTGCGAATCCTGGAACGCGTGGATCTGGTTGATTAATTACCTTTGGAGGAGATTCAACGCGAGCGCCATCGGCGCGAGTGCGAACCTTAAGTGGAATTGATGCAACGCTTGACGAAATAATGTTTCGGGCTCTGGCACACGTTGGCACTGACATAAACTCCACGCGAGATGCAGTGATTCCGGCGACGCCGTAGATATTGTAAAGCGAGCTAGTGACATTTACTGGAGCTAAAGATGCTTCAATGTCAGAAGTCGCAGCCGGAGCTGCGGTCGTTACTGTGCGCGAGAATAGACCCATGTGGATAAGTCTAAAGGCTCGCTATACATCTAACCGACCATGATGTCCATCTCCATCTCTGGGCGTGTCGCAAAGTGTGTCGCAAGAGCCGAAGCCACCGCCGCGCACACTGCAACCGAAGAGGCGCGCCGTCCGATAATCCAGCCGCCATCGCCCATTGGCAATCTGACTGCCGATAATATCTGCTTGGATAATTCTGCCTGTTTTCCGTGAATCAATCTCTTTGAGGTAATCGCTCCCAGCAATTCATCGCAGCTCTGGCCATAAAGTGCGCCATCGATGTCAATTACAGGAATTCCGGCTGGTGCAAGTCGCGCAGCTACGGCAGAGCTTGTCCTCTTGCTAAAAGCCACATATTCCAGCGGATATTTTCTTGCATAGGGAGCGATGTCATTGGCAATAGCTTTATCGTCTAAGGAAATCGGATTGTGCCAAGTATGCAGAAGCTTGATGTTGAAAGTATCGTCCGCATTCTTTTGAGCAGCTACTAAAGCTCCATCTCTACGATCTGGCGATAAATCAAGGCCGAACCACGTCATTTTCTCAACGTCGAGATGAATCTCATTAGATCCACACTCTTCCCATTCCTTTACAGGAATCGCGCCGGAGATTGTATTGACCCATCGGCAGAGCACCTCCGTCTGGACTACATCTGGCGGATCATTGAGAACGGCGCGGATATTATCTTCGTGGATTGTGTGACCAAGTGCCGGATTGCTGGCGACCCAATTCTTCTCATCTTCAATCTTGTCCGAGAATGCCGACCATTCAAAGTAGGCGATGTCGTCGTTGCCACCAGCAGCCGAAGCCATACCGCGCTCGCGTAGCTGATTAAGAATCAAGGAATGCTGATCTCCAGCATTCGAAAACGTCCAGAGCTGCGGATTCTTAGCGGCCATCATCGTATATCTCATAGCTGACCAGGCTTCGGTGTCTTTGAGCTGACGCGTTTCGTCCATGTACACGGTTTCCGGTTTAGCGAATCCACGGGCTGCGGCATTAGCTGCCTTGACCACGTAGCGAGCGCCGGACATCAATTCAATCTCCTCGGATCCATGAGCCCAGCGAATCTTCTTGACTTGTTTAGCTAGTGATTCGTTGCTTTCGATGATGCTGACCACGTGCCGGAACGTCTCCAGCGATGTAGTCAGAACGTGCGCTGATCCAAGCTGGAGCGATTCTTGCCACAGGAAAAGGCGAGCCAGAATCGACATCTCCATAATCGTAGATTTTCCATTCTGACGAGCTGCAACGACCACCACTAGAGGCGCGTGCCAGCGTCCGTCCGGCTTGACCTTGAGCGCGTGCTCGAATACGAACTTCTGCCATGGCATTAGATCAATGCCAATCTGAGAGGCGAAGTCAATGATTTCCAAGCCTTTAGACGGTAAATCGTTAAGCCTAGAGGAGATTCTAGGCGTTCCTGAGCCGATTAGACGCTTAGGTTCGGTACTGATTCCCTGTTCGACCCTGTTCGAGTCTGTAACGACCTGCAACGCCCGATTCTGCCCTGTTGTGGCTTTAGTCATGGCTTGTGCTCTCTTGTGTCGGTGAAAACGGAAAAGGAAGAGTCAGAGGTGTCCTTGCTGTACCAAAAAACACGCCTGTTCT